TCCGCATCTCCAAACAACAACCTCGTTATTAGTAGCAATGGGACATTTTCTTCGAAAACATATGCGTATTACATTAATGGCGTTCAAAATTCAAATACCGATATTTCCAATAATTCATGGAATCACATATCATTTAATATACAGGAAGGAATTGATGGAACTATCCATTGGTGTCACCATTATATTGGTTATGAGAATGATACATCACTGTACTTAGATACATACATAGACGAGGTTCGGTTTTTCAATGATGTTCTGACTCAACAACAAATAACGGATATATCAAATAATAATTTACCCAGTACAACTTTTTCAGGAAATCCAACATCATCTGCTTCGGGTATAAGTGGGGAATATCTAGGTACGCAAATAACACAGGGGTATTCTGGTGAATGGATACAGGTAGATATGGGCGGCTCTTCAACACCCGTAATTAACACATTTACGATTAAACCACAACAAAACACAAATGATGCGATTGTGAGGACGCATCCTGGTGAATTTAAAATGTTTGCGTCGAACAATTCGAGCACGTGGAATGAAATAAATTACACCACAGGTCTAAGTGGGGATACATGGTTTTTGAATAATGCGTTCAATAATTATACGGTTACACTGTCGAGCCCAGCAGAATATCGGTACTGGAGATTGGTAGTTGGTAAAACTGTAAATGGTGCACAAGTATCTATAGGAGAAATAGACTTTAATGGTTCCATCATCACAAACAACGCGTATCATTTAAACGATGTAAATAAATTGGAAATTGCTTACAAAAAAAATGCGGACAGTTCAAAAAATCTAGTTGATTTGATCGGTGGGGGAGAGATAAACGAGTTCATATACAAGGGGTTGGGGTTGACAAATATAACGCGCGAACGATTGACTGACCTTTCCGATGTAAGTGTAAATAGCATTATAGACGGCCAGTTTGTGAAATTTGATGGAACACATTTTGTTCCTACAAATGATATATCTGATATTTCACAAAATTTAGCAGACGAGATATCAAGGGCAATTACGAAAGAAGCAAATATAGACGGTGCGATAAATACTATTAATACTCAAATTTTGACACTTATGGAGAATGCCCCTGCTACATTGGATACCTTAAAAGAAATAGCAGATGTGCTGGGCGACCCAACAGATGCAAGTGGTGGAATCGGCTCGATAATGAATAAAATTCAAACCATTTCAGACGAATTGCTTAATTTATCAAACCAATCGTCGGGGGCGGTTGGGGATTTGGAATCGCAAACCACAGCAGCCATCAATGACCTTTCTACAAACATATTTAATAAATTAAATATTAGCGATAAAAAACAAACTTTTTTCGAAATGTTAACACAGCAGCCTGCTGCTTTCTCTCCCTCCGGAGAAATTACTGCTACGGCAGGAGATGTAAATATCAATTGGACGTATGATAATATTCTTGCAAATACAGATAATACAACATTGGCAAAATTGGCGTTTCAAAACACATTAAAACAGAAGAATCTTCCATTTATAGACTCGATTACTATTGAAATATCGGGAAACATTTCAACAGGTAATAATAGTTATGATAATAATTCCAACCAATGGATTACATTTACAACGGGAATATGGCCCAAAACGTTTAGTAATACAGAAGATTATAATTCAGCACAATACAAAACATTAACAATTGACAAAGTAAGTCAAGAACAGGCAAACAGCAACTCAATAAACAATATTCTGAGTAAAACCGACCCGTTCGATGTCAGGATATATGGTTCGAATTATGCCGAAGACGTTCCGACTGTTGACAATCGATCCTTGTATTTTTATGACCTGTCGTTTGTGACTGCTTTGGCACCATCAATTCCTCAATTTTCTACTGAAAATGCGATTTCATCTGACAATTCCATCACATTTAATTATTACGTCCAAGAAACGGAATTGAATGCTCCAGCTTCAAATGGTGTCTTGATAGACGCTTCAAATACTTATTTTGACTTTGAAAGCACATCATCTACCGTGGCAGGAACAGCCGTTACAAATACCAACATACAAACAAATACAAATATATCGAACGTCGCAAAAGACACCAACTATTCCATTAATATTAATAGTTTGAAAGCTGGAACAAAATACAAATTTTTTACCGCCGCAAGAAATAATTTAACATCGACAACTTCTTACTCTTCAAATTCGTCTACTATAACATCTTCTTTTACCAGAACACCATCTAGTTCTGGCTCAACGCCTACTTCGTCGTGGTTTAATCCAACAACATATGCTTATAAAATATCTACACCCACCGGTGGCTCATGGACGGGGGATGATTTAAATAACACATATGTTTGTTACTTGAATAAATCAAATAATAGTAGTTTGAATATGCTCAATTCGACTAGGACATTTGAAGTATCTCTCCCATATTCTTCTACACAACAAAATACCCAGGTTGGTTTTGGTAAATTTATAGATAATAGTAATAATCTGACAGAAATAACTTTTTCAATCGACGGCACGGAAAAACAAGAAATTTTATATGGAGGGTTTGGTGTAAATCCTACATTGACTAATAAAAACGGAAATACAGTGAATTATTTTTCATCCCCGACGATGGTCGATCCGCATAACAATAATTCAAAACGAAAGGGTTTCCGTCTGAATGGTTCTTTTAGTTTAATTGATATTTTACATTCCAATATAAATGTACCGTCCACATCTGGGTATTCTTTGAATTATGCGTTTGATAAGCATTCAGACGTAGGAGGAAATTCAGTAAGCAAAACATTTAAGGTTTATATTGATGAATTAGCAGGGAATCCAACAATCACTAAGAGCGGCACAGAAACATACCTTACAAATATATCGTACTGTATGGGAATTCCTAGCGCACAAACATTCGATATTTCATTTGCAAGAGTATACAATAATGTCAATTCACAGTATCAATACACCAGATACCATACGTCTTCGCCAGCAGGGATAACGGTTGGATTGATTTACTCTGTTTCCAAAACAAACCGAAGTTCATCCAATTATTCTGGTAAAATAAACATTGGAAGAGGAGATATAGTTTCAAACGGGACGTATTCATTCAATAGTTCTGATATAGACACGAAGACATCAAATAGATTTAGGGACATATACTTTACTCAAACGGTTGGTATGCCGACCTCATCCAATGATTCTCCGGGCGACTCTCTTAGTATTAATGAAAGATCTTTCAATTTAAATGGCGAAGAAAATACGAACACTTCATTGTCTTTTACGTATTATTGTGATTATTCGAGTTTTAACAAGAGTAGTTCAAGAATAACAACTCCAATATTATCCATTACAAATGTGGCCGAAATCACAGACATGACTGTATTCAACTCACAATTAAATACAATATCGACCAGTGCCATTTCGAACCATGAACAATTAATGAACGATTGGACTTTGTTGTTTATTGAAGGAAAATTCAAAAGCAATCAAGCTCAACGATATCCAAATGTAGCTGGATATACGTGGACGAAGCCACCTGGAGAAGGTAATTTTACATCTCAATTAACATACAATAGTGGAGGTGTTGCATATTACACAAATGGTTCGACCACTGGTTCAGGGAATAAATACAAATGGATAGCATTTAAATTCACAGAATCGAATGCTACCACTGCTACTGTTGCCGGTATTCAATATACATACTTGAATGTGTATAATTTATTGTCTCAGAACTATTATTTCTCGTCTACTATTTTGGGGTATTTGAAAAATTCATCAAACAGCGATGTTTTAGGATTCATTCAACAGTCCTATAATGGTTCTGCGCGTATAGGAAACTTGTCAAGAGGATATAGTCCCAGTGCTATTTGGTATAGTCAAGATGCTGGTGATACGTTTGATAATATTTTTGAAGGAGAAAATAAGTCAAATTATGGGTGTGTATTCGAACAAAGTTCAAGTAGTTGGGGTCCTATTTTAGACACAACAAACGGTGCTACAGACATAACAATTTACATTGGATTTAATAACGACGTATCATTAGGATAAATGTAAATATAGATAAAAATAATTAATAAATATCAAAAAAATGATAATTATTAATTAATGTACTAATAAAATTATTAATTCGTAGCAATAACTGAATATATATAATGTGGATTTATATATATATCAATGTCGGATACCTCCGCGTTAGATATAAAGGAAAGAGTGGACTTTTTGTTCAAAAACTATTTGGGGTTTCCCAATACAGATGAAACAAAGCCTTATTTTAATGAAACAAATGTTAAGGCAAATAATTATGTTTTAGGTGAAGATGTATTTATAAGCGACATACCAATAGATCCAACATACAATACGTCTAAGACCAGTTCACAGGTACAACTAAGTGATTCAGATTTTAACAATTACAATGCTACAACTTCAATTTTAGAAGATACAACCGAAATAATCCGAACGTATGTCAAATTAAAACTAGAACCAGTTCCAGGTAGTAGTGAGAAATCATACTACAAATTAGATGCAAGTGGAAACAATGTTCTGAGCGACTCCATACAATTCAATAAAAACCAGAGTGGAAGCAATTCCCCTTATTTATACAAATTGTACTCGTCAAATGGTGTCAGCAGCAACGAACAAATTCCCAGTACAGCGACTGGTGGTAATTGGATTTTTGACATAAAAAATGGTATTATAAATTTTCCAGACACTCCAACGGAAACCGTAAACACCAGTAACCCTCCATATCTTACATTTTATAAGTATATTGGAAAAAAGGGTATAAGCAATATAACAACCGATTTAACACAATTAAACACCGACAATACCACTGTAATCGAAGATTTATCAAGTGTATTGTTTGAGAAAATATCCAATGAAATTAGGGATTTAAGTAGTGAAAGCGTACGGGATATTTCAGACCTTTCGTCCATCGCGTTTCATATTTTTTCAACAGAAATTTCAACATTATCCAGTGAAACTGTTCGCGATATTTCTGATTTGTCATCGATTACATTCCATACACTTAGCACTGAAATTTCAACATTAAGTAGCGAAACAGTAAGGGACATATCAGATTTATCTTCATTGTCATTTCATACATTAAGTACAGAAATTTCAACATTAAGTAGTGAGTCAGCACGCGATATTTCAGATTTATCCTCGTTGTCATTTCATACATTAAGTACAGAAATTTCAACATTAAGTAGTGAGTCAGCACGCGATATTTCAGATTTATCCTC